TGCTTGATGGTGGTGAGGTTGAGATATTCTCTGGCACACTCTGGACCTACATTGAGATGAGTAAGGTGAAATGTATGTGTTTTCATGACAACTATCTTTACCGTAAGTTTAAGTCTGAACTGGATCTTCTTAAGGATCAGCGTAATGAATTGGATGAGAAGATTAAAAAGCTTGAAAGTGGTATAAGTGTAGGAGACACTGTTATTAAAAAGCTTGATACTTCTAAGAGGGAACATGAGGTGATAAGGTGCCATCTTAATGAAAATGCATTTATCATTGATGGGAGATTTTACCTTGAGCATAGTGCAAATGATCAGTTTATAAAAGTAAAATAATATCTGAGGAGAGTATCTTGAAAATAAATATCTCTGAGAATGAGGCTTTAGATGTCACACCAGACTACAAGGTGTTGCTTAAGAGCGTATCAGATGATGTTGGATTGCCTATAGAAAGATTAATCATAGAGCAACATCCTTGTGGAGAAGATTGTATATTTGACACTAGAACAGGCAGATGGCTAGGATATATTAGTGAATACTTATAACAACAACTAAGGAGAATATTTTGAGCAAGAAGATTAAATTAACTGAAGAGCAGATTGTTAAGATTGAAGAATACTTACGTAATGGTGGTACAGTGCGTGGTGCTGCTCGTGAGGTGCTTGGTAAGGAAAGCCGAGAGAGTACTATTCGATATTATATTCGAAAGGGTGTTGTTGATTTGGGGGAAGGTGGGGGGTTTCCCGAGAGCAAGACTGCACACCTTCCTCGGGTTTTACTTTTTGATATAGAGACAGCTCCTAATAAACTAATGGGCTGGTCACTTTGGAATCAGAACTTCGGATTGAACCAGATTCAAAATGAGTGGTTTTTACTATCTTTCGCATCTAAGTGGTTAGGAGAAGAAGATGTGTACTATACAGATATGAGAGGGATTGTTCATACAGAAGATGATACCCATCTTTTAGATGAGCTGTGGAAACTATTTGATGAGGCTGATATTATAATAGGTCAGAATTCCAAAGCGTTTGATGTGAAAAAGATGAATGCCCGTTGGATAATGAATGGCTATCAGCCACCATCTCCTTATAAACAAATCGACACACTGGATATTGCAAAAAGGAACTTCTCTTTCACATCTCGGAAGCTAGAATGGATGACGGATAAGATGTGTGAGAACAAGAAACTGACACATGGTAAATTCGCAGGTTTTGAGCTGTGGAAAGAGTGCTTGTTAGATAACCCTGAAGCTTGGCAGGAGATGGAAGATTACAACCGTATGGATGTAGTGTCTCTTGAAGAGCTATACCTTAAGATGGCTGCTTGGGATGACAAGCATGTGAATCTAAACCTTTACACCGATATTGCTGAACATGTTTGTAGATGTGGAAGTAAGCGTATTAAAGAAGATGGATTTGCTTATACAGGCGTTAGTAAGTTTCAGCAATATCGTTGCCTTGATTGTGGAGCTACCACAAGAGGTCGAGATAATCTCTTCTCCAAAGAGAAGCGAAAGACTCTTCACATGAATGTCAGGAACTGATAAATAAGCCTTAAGGTACTCAAGGCACAGCAACCCATGCTGTGCCTTTTCACAATCCACTATGAATTATTTCCAATAATCTACCATTTCCAACTATTTTCACAATATCCTATGAATTATCAAATTAACTATTGACACCACAATCTTCTTATATTAGTATATCTCTTATCGAAACAAAGTGTTTCAAACTTTAAATTTTTTAGGAGAATAATTATGGAATTTACCCTTGACAGAAAAACTATTATGGAACATGTTGTACTATCTGCGCCTCACAATATCACTTCTTCTATCGCTGAGACACCTTTGTGGAAAGAAAAGGAAACTATTGAAGCAAAGCTTACTATGAATGGTGTAAACGTTCCTGTCGAAGTACTGGAGAAAGTGTTACAGAATATGTGGGAACAATGTCAAGATAGGACTGGTGTTTCAGAATTCAACCGCAAAGTTAAGGCTGAAGCTGAACGTATTGTGAAAGAAAAAGCTGATGATGTAATGAAAGCTTTCCAAGAAATTCAAAGTAAGTTGGAAAATGCTAATGATCTTGTTAAATGGGAATGGGAGAAATAAATATGTACAACGAAAATGGTGTTTCAGAAGAAAAAGATCTAAATTTGCAGATGATGTCGTTCATGGTCATGAAGTTTAACTATGATGTGGATTGTTACAACCAGTGCTCAATACGAATGAGTTTGAAAAATGCTATGAGATTTTGTACTAAGAAACGTTCAGATGATCCAACTGGTGATTACAAAGTTCATGGTGAATTGGAGTTCTAATCCAAGATCCCCTCTTGACAAAATATTCCATTTTGCTAAGATATCTTTGTAAACAAATGTACAACTTTTAAAATTAATTATTGGAGAAATACTATGACTGATTACATATCAATACCAAGTCTTCATGTAGTTCCTCGGAAAGAGATTGATACAAACAAGGAGCTTTCTGTATTAAGGACTATAAACAATATGCTTAAAGAAGATGGTAAGCTTACATTAGAAATCTTAGAAGGAGATTATAAAGGATCGATAGCCACATTTACACCACTAGAGGGTTCTTTGAAAGATGATGTGGTAATTAGAAATTATAGCGGAGATTATAATATAAACTGTCATTGGTCAGGAAGATTGTCTTGGAAAGGTAAGAAGAATAATCCTCAATCTATAATCACATCCAGCTCTTGCAGAATACTTCCTAATTATAAAGGTGACACTCTTTTGAAAAGGTTTGATTTAAAAGCTGAAAGCAAGAAATTATTAGAGTCAACAGTTGAAGATGTAAATGATTGTACACTGTTTAAAGGTGATACTGTAATCTATATGAATCTTCGATATGGCTGTGGAGGTAAGCTGTGTTATGGAATTGTTACTGACTTCAAGGCACATGCTAGGCAAGGTTACGTCTCTGTTATTGTGTCTAACAGTGATAGCCCTGAGGAAACAAGTGAACTTAATTATCCACATATGCAAATCATAAAGATCACTAAATAGGGGAACAACTATGACCACAACTAACAATGATTCACAACTACGTACATTTAAGCTTATTGATAAAGAAGGATATATTAACAGCCACAGATGTAATAATTCAATCCTAGAGAGAGTAGGTTGTGAACTCTTTACTGGAAAGCTTAATCACAATGGTATACTGTTAAATAGAGACATCACTGGCCAAGGTCTTATTACACCTGATGAGTTCAAATTCTTCAGAGAGGTTACAAATGAACCACCCTCTGAGAGCTCTACATCAGCACCAGAACAGTCTGAATCACAATTGCCATACCAACACCTTATTGATGATTGTAAAGCTGTTGACGGCTCCCTGTGTATCCATAAAAAGGGTGTAGTATTTCTTTGGGAAGATTCAGAATATGTAATCAATTCACCTGAAGATTATGATAATTTAATTAATTCAATAAAAGTGTTGCAATCTTTGCAAAAGGTATATAATATTGAATCACTAACTAACTAGGAGAATAAACAATGATTAAATCAATTATATTGACAGCAGCAATTTTAGCATCTACACATGCCTTAGCAATCTCAGAGGATACTAAAGAAAAGATCCACAAGCTATGTATCATGGAAGCACGTTTCGCTGAGAGAGCTGCAATCTTACGTCATAAGACAAATGATATGGAACATGAAGCTGTTGCAGATATTCTTCGTAAAGCTCCTGTCATTCGTCCTATGCTGTTAGCTGTTTTCCGAACAAAGCGTGTTGAGTCTTCATTCTTCAACAATGATCAAGAAGATGCAATCAAGTCATTTAAAAATGCATGGTATAATATATGTGTTATGGATTGGGCTAAAGAAATGAAAGGGACTAAATGATGAGAGCCAAGATTAAACACATAGAGCTAGAAGTAAGTTTTGGAGGTATATATGATGTTTTCACAGATGCAAAAATGTATGCTGAGATTAACAATTGCCTTGTTACTTTCCCTTTCAATGGTAGCAAATATTGTCTGAACCAAGATGCCGAGTGGAATAAGGATACCTATGATAAGATTATGGACAATATTGGAAAAGGCAAGGAGATACTGCTATGACAGATATTCCTAAATACATCGTGGATCAATATGAGAACAAGAAAGCATCTTGTGCCCCACGAGCTATCAGCTTTGACTTCACATTAGAAGAGTATTATCGATTCTGTAAGCTAAAGGAGACTGTAAATTGCTTCTATTCTAATAAGCAATTTGAATATGATGCACCAAAGAAAGGTCAACTGTGGGATAATCGTCCTACTATTGAACGTATTGATGATACAAAGGGCTATTCTCTGTCCAATTGCGTTTGGTGCACTCAAAGCTGCAACATGCTTAAGAATAACTATTTCCAATTAGGACACAGTATTGAAGATGCAGATATGGCTTATCGTTCTGTGATTGCTCGAATAGGTAAATTGTTATCCAACACAGAGGCTCTCAGAGAGGCTCAGAAGCCATATCTTTCTTTAGGTGACACATTGCATCAGGAGAACGTGAAAGCAGCTCAGGCTCACAGAGAATTGCAGGAAAAGCTAGAGGAGGTATATCTTGCTGAGATGTATTCTAAGTTCGGTAAACAATTGCTTATAGATTTAAAAGTAAATATGGAGTTGACATTCTCAGAGTTCAAACGTACCATTACTCGCAAGAAGTGTGAGGTTACCAAACGACCACTTCCTGAAGATGTACGAGAACGTGCATTGTGGATTAAAGATAAGACAGCTAAGGTTGATTTGAGTAATCTTATTTGCACTACAGTTATTATGTCAGAAGCTTTAGATACTTTCTCAGTGAAAGCTGATTTGAGTTATGATATGATGTGTCAATTGTTTAAGAAAATTGAGGAGAAATAGTTATGACAAGCATGTTGTTACTGATATGTATCTCGATATTTTCCCTTGTAATATGTATGCGGTGTCTAGGTGTACCTTTTGCATATTTCCTAGGGATTGTAGGTATGGTTGAAGACAAGAATCCATTAGAGAGAAAGTGTGACGGACTATCCTCTACGTCATGGGTGTCAGATCATGTCTGTGAGCACTGCCTTAGTTTTGTAACCTTTGAGGAACAGCTAACAGGTATCTGCCTGAGTTGCGGAGAAAGGTTTTTCTTTCCAAAAGGTGCAGTTGCAACAAGGATTATTATGTACAAAGGAAAATGGGTTAGGCAGTTGGATTTAAATGGTAAGATTTATTTAAATAAAGTATTATTTGAGAAGGAGAAATGAAGTGGATACAAGATTTATGGATGATGAACTAGCAGCATTTGTCAGAATATATAAACAACCTCTTGCAAGTGTTAAGATCGCAGAGGGACAAGATTTGCACCAAGAGTTCGCTAATGAGTTACTGTTACCAAGACAAGAGGCAAAGGTACTTTGTCATAAAATTAATTATTATCATAATATGGGAGTATTTTTCGGATGAATAATAAAGGTGAGGAACAATATCTGGATTTATTACGAGATGTCTTAGATAACGGTAAACTTGTTGAGGACAGAACTAACACAGGATGCATCAGGGTGTTTTCTCGTAGTATGAGGTTTGACTTGTCAGAAGGCATTCCTTTATATACAACGAAGAAGATTCGTTGGGAGAATGTTATTGGAGAACTCTTATGGATGTTATCTGGTAAAACAGATTTACCTAGTCTAAGAGAATACCAATGCAAACCAGAAGGTGCTAAAACTATATGGTCAGATGATTTTGAGAAGTTTTGGGATCGCTCCGAAATACTTCAACAAACACCAGACGGCAGTATTTGTCTAGATAGAATGTTAGAATCAGGTGGTATTATATATGGCAGCACCTTAAGGAATTATTGCAACAGTGTTGACCAATTAAAAACATTGATTTACAACATTAAGTTGACAATTAAAGAGCCTAACTATTCTATGGGAAGACGTTTGAAGTGTGAATTCTGGAACCCAACCGTCCACTTAGACTCCGACTCTATGGATGCAGCATTGCCAGCTTGCCATACAGGGTTTCAGTGTATGGTTGATGAGGATAGGCTTAATTTAAAGTTCACGATGCGTTCAAATGATCTATTTTTGGGGAGCCCGTATAATGTGTTTTTCTATGGAGTATTGACCCATATCTTAGCTAAGCTCACTGGATTACGAGCAGGTGAATTAGTCTATGATGGGACAGATTGTCACATTTATAGTAACCATTTGGAGCAGGTTAAAGAGCAGCTAACAAGATTACCTAAGAAGTTTCCTGAATTAGTTTTACCTGAGTTTGAAACACTAGAGGAGTTATCATCTGTGACGGCTAGAGATTTTGATGTAGTTGGGTATGAGCCTTATGCGTTTATTGCAGCTAAGCAGGCCAGCTAATGAGTAGGTATTGTTTAGGTTACGAAGGTCACTCTAAAAAGGGGAGTCTTTTTTCGGTTATAGAATGGGAAGAGGGCAGTAAAGACTGTAAGATATTATTCAAAAATACAGGGTATATTAAAAAGACAAGTAAGCATGTTCTACTGTATAGTGGTGTAGAAGATCCTACAATCCAGTTACAAGGGAGAGGCATCTTTGATACTTACCCAGAGCACAATAAGAGTGATGCCTGTGTCCTGTGGAGGTCAATATTTAACAGATGTTATGGTAACTATTCTTTAAAGAAGAGGCCTAGTTACAAAGGTTGTTCTGTTTCAGAGGAATGGAGGTTATTTTCTAGATTCAAAAAGTGGTATGATAATAACTATATAGACGGTTGGCATTTAGACAAGGATTTAAAAATAAAGGGTAATAAGGTTTATGGAGAAGATTTTTGTATTTTTGTACCTCAAGTTCTTAATAGCTTAACTGTTAATTCTACCGCTATAAGAGGTGATCTTCCTGTGGGAGTAACTGCTTGTGATTCCTTGACTAACCCTTTCAGGTCGGAGATAAGGTTTACAGAAGGTGGTATCAGAAAAAAGAAGCATTTAGGGTGTTTTCCTACAAAAGAGGAGGCATTCTCCGCATATCGCTCTGCTAAACTAAAGGTGATAGAAGATAAATCCTTAGATTTATATAATAAAGGTATAATTACAGAAGAGTTACTTAACATAATGTTAAATTATGACATAAGTATAGATGAATAGCTTAGATTCTTCTTAACAAACTATGAACACCAAGGCAAGATTCCATTCCAAATGGTTTCTTAATTCAAATTAATTTCAAATAAGGTGTTGACAACCTCAGCACCTTTCCTTACAATTACCACACCAACAACGGACAAAGAGTAATTTAAAATGAAACCAACTATTACACCTGATGATTTTGTGCAAATGCAGAAAACAACTAAGACACTAATTGAATGTGTTTTCCAACGTGAAGACTCTTTCAAGAAACTTTTATCAACAAAACGTACACTTGCTTTTGATTATGAAATCCTCCAAGTACATTTCTCAGGAGATATAGCTAAAGTTGTAATTATACTTGACGAAGATGCTTCTGATCTGGTACTCTACTTAGACTTAGATGACATTTATAATTGGTATTGTGAAGAGTTTGAAAAGATTAAAAAGGAGAAGAAGTAATGCCATTATCAATGATATTAGCAACAGGCTTAAACGGTGAACTCGGACAAGACAACAAACTATTAATGCATATCCCCGAGGACTTGAAACACTTCAAGAAGGTGACAGATGGTAAAGTGGTTGTGATGGGCTCAAAGACAGCAGACAGTTTGCCAAATGGAAAACCATTACCTAATCGAGTGAACATTGTCATGACTAGAAATTTGCCTAACTGTAACTTCACAACGCCTAGTGGAAAAAGTTTCATATACTGTAATGATTATAGAAAGATTCTCAAAATTGCTGAGACAGAAGATGTATTTATTATCGGTGGATCTGAGATTTATAAACTGTTCGAGGATTATGTGGAGACAGTTTACTGGACAAATCTCTATTCAGAATTTGGAGCAGCAGATACTTTTTACAATGTCAAGGTAGATGGTTTACCTGATTGGAAATGTATAGATGCTAGAGATCTTTGTGTTGATAGTTTTGGAAATGTAATAGCCACGGTATTAACTTATAAAAAGAGAGAAGGGGATAACAATGTTTAAATTAATCACAATCAGCGGTACAGAATATGATGTAGAGTCTCTATCATCCCAATCACTACTTAACATACTGAACCAGAAGACTTTGGTACTAGATTTGGACGGGTCCATAAGACAAGCTAAAGACCGATTACATCTTATCCCAACAGAAGAAGAACGTCTCAAGGCTCATCAAGAAGGCAATGCAAATGCAGCTTGGACAAAGTTTAATGATGCATCAGACACAGATACACCTCTATGGGGCAATATAAGCGTGGCTAACAAGTTTTATGGTGATCATGCTGTAATGGTATTAACTTCTTGTACATACTCTCAGAGAGCCGCTGAGATACTTAAAAATCAACTCAGAGAGTGGGGAGTAAAGTTTGATATGATATTTATGCGTCATCCTAACAACCACCTTGAGCCTGTAAATATGAAAGAAGATTTCATAAAAAGCTTGACTGAGATTGTAGAACCAAGTAATATTATCTGCATAGATGATTGTGAGAAGAACAATGAAATGTTCAGAAGTCACGGTTGTACAGCAATTAAAGTTTATTATAGTTAAGGAGACTGTTAAATATGAATACACCAAGTATTAAACGCCAAGGTGAGCTAATGCTTCACATCTGTGGAGTAAATGATATGTCTGTGGACAAGTGGATGTCCTTTTTCAAGGAAGATGAGGTAGAATGGCTACTAGGGTGTCCAGAAGGTAAGAACGTTTGTGGACGTAACCCTTTATCTACTCAAAAGGTGATGGATATTTTACAAGGCAATGTTCCAGAAACTCCTGTGGTAGGCTCAGACGAGATTTCTCAGCAACCAGTACAAAGTGCAAGGGTAAGTAGTGAACGTCCAGTACAGCGCCCCTCACAAGCTCCTGTGGCTAATATAGATGGGCTACCTTATATGATTGAGACAGATAAGGGTGAGTGTTATAATGTGAACCAAGTTATGAATCGACTAGAGCCTCTTTATAATATTGAGGGGTTTGTTGAAATATTTAATCAAGCAATGGTTGACATCAACATCTCACCTGATATACAATATATCTCAACGGTCAAGAAGAAGACGTTGATTAGCAAATTAAAGACATTGGCTAAGAAATCCTTAGATGAACGGACAGAGGAGATTTGAAGATGTATGTATTTTCAAAAGAAGAATGCGGAGTAAAGATCACTCTTGTGGTTAATGGATTATTTAAAGTTAAAGAGGTTACAGTCAAAGAGATTGGTAAGGGAGACTTTTTCAAGATAGGAAAGATTTGCTCAGAAACCAAAGTACTTCTGTCAAGCTGCGTATCAAATAGGACAAGCTTCCAAACTCAAAAGCTACTTGCTGAAAAGACCGTAAAAGCGTATGAGTTTATTGATTCAACAATTGATGTAGAAACTCTTAGTCTACATTATAAGCGAGAGGAGATTTAAGATATGCCAAACTTTCAAAGTATCATAAAAGCGTATGATTTGAATAATAATGAAGTCACTGTCATTGACGGTGGTCATAACATTATTCAGAAAACAGGGTATGGATTATATAATGATGTTTGTCAAGCTCTACGAGAAGGCGGCTTTGAAGAAGAGAGGATATCTAAAGTCTCTAAAGTTCTTGTATGCTATGAAAACTTAGATTGCAATACACCAAATTCACCAATGACAGCATAAGGAGATTTAAAATATGAATAACTCACTAGAACTGAATATGAAGCAATACATTAGCCTGTCTCTACAAGGTCTACATGAAATGTTAGATGATGATAATATGGGTATTCCTTTGGAGGTGTATACGGATTTTCTTAAATCACTAGAAGGGGCTGTGTTCAGTACTGGGTATATGATTGGGCTAGGCTATCACCCAGACCTTTTGGAAGGGTTGAAAGTACCTTTAGAATCACTGACACTGGAAGAATTAGAAACATTAATTGAGGAGGCACTAGCCAATGGGTAATTTAAAAGTAAGCAAGATCAATATCAGCAACCTTCTAGGAATTGAAGATCTAGAAATCACACCTACAGGTAATGTAGTTGAAATCAGTGGCACAAATGGTCAAGGCAAGACAAGTGTATTAGAGTCAGTTAAAGCTGCTTTAGGTATCTCAGATTACACCAGACTATTACGCAATGGTGAAGAATCAGGACAAGTTACCTTAGACTTAGGTGATATGAAGCTTGAGCGTAAATACACAGAGAAAGGTGATAAGCTCAAGTTGCAAGGCAAAGTCGCTGGTACAGATAGTTATAGTACATTATCATCACCAGCTAAATTACTCAAAGGGCTATTCAACCCTAACAGTGTCAACCCGCTTTCATTACTTAGTGCCAAGCCGAAAGAGTTGGTTGATGTTGTCCTAGCAGCTACACCTATGTCAGTGGATAATAACCTAATGGAAGAATACACAGGCAAAGTTTGGGATACAGATGAACATGCACTTACAGTTCTTGATCAGGCTACTAAAGAGATCTTCACTGAGCGTACAGGTGTTAATCGTGACCTCAAGACAGCTAAGACAACTTATGAACAATTGCAAGCTACGTTGCCTGAGGTAATTCCTAGCACTTCTGAGATTGAAGATGAAATTGCACAAAACAATGAAGCAATGGAGAATATCAAGTCTGCATCTCGTAAAGTAGGTCGTAATGTTCGTCAAGAGTATTCGGATCGATTACTAGCTAAAGAAGATGAAGTGTTAGCTGTAGAGGCTGATATTCAAAAGCTCCTCGAACAGATTGATATTTTAAAGGAAACCAAGGCCAGTCTACAGGGTGACTTACGAAGTCTTTCTACAGAGCGTGACACGAAGGCTGAGGCTGCTGTTGAAGCTGAACTAGCCAAGGCTGATGATTTGCAAGAACGTAATCAGCAATTGTCTAAAGAGTTGTCAGAACTGGGCATATACGCAAACACACAGCGTCAGGTGAACGATTGGAAAGCTAAGGTAAAAGAGTATCAGAAACAATCTGATGGCTTTACAGATGCACTGGAGAGCTTACAGAGCTATAAACAAGACTTGTGTTCTAATCTGCCTATTGAAGGTTTAGAGATTAAAGATGGCATTCTGACTTTAGATGGTGTACCATTTGAAACCCTCAATACAGCAAGTCGTGTTAAGTTAGCAATTGAGTTGGCTAAACTATCAGCAGGTGATTTAGGATTAATTCTTATTGACAACAGTGAGGCTTTAGATAAGACTACATATGCTGAATTTATTAAGCAAGCTAACAAGTCTGATTTACAATTCATTGTGTCACGAGTTGCTGAGACAGATTTAACTATTAAATAAGAAAGGAGAGAATATGACAAGTAAGTATGTGAAAGGTTCTTATGGCTCAACAGCTAGTGAGGAAGATTTTTATAAAATCCTAAGCCTGAAGTGCAATCTCCAAATCATTGCAGGGTTTGAGCAAAATGATATGGTAGTTACAGAAGAAGATATCTCAGAGTGTGAAAAGCATATTGATATCATCAAATCTGAGTTATCTTCTTGGTTTGAGCGTAAAGTTGAAAGTTTAGAATATCTGGGAGATGAAGACGATGAATGTGGCTAAAGAAAATATTACAGCTAAGTTGGCATTGGAATTGTGTGTAGCATATTACATTAAAAGATGGGAAGATATTTCACACCACCACCCCCATTTCAGTTCAGAGCAGGAACTTGCAACTGTCGGAGATAATTCTCTCTCATGTGAAAAAAGGGTTCATGTTATAAAAGAAGGGCTGGAAGATTCTCATACAGAATTAATGAATGAATTGGTGCTCTCGTTACAGGATGCTGGATGGGATGTTGTAAAATGGGCGTAACAAGTAAACGAGGTTTTAAGAAGGGTTATGTAATCCCTGCCAATGCAGAGAATGTACGTACAGCTAAGCAGCGTAAAGTTGTTGACCCAATAGCTTACAAATCTCCTGAAGACAGACGGGCTTATAAGGTGGTTGAAATTATCACCAAGCCTTTTAAAGAACATGATATGTGGTGGAGATTAATTAAGGTTCAGAAAGCTGATAATTACAGAATCACAGGTATGACAGATGAAATGTTTCTGACCAAAGAAGCTGCATTGAAACTGAAGATAGGTGATATTGTTCATCGATGATACACAAGAGCCCTCAGACACGTTCTAAGGGCTTTTCTTTTATAACCTAACCAATCACACTACCTTCTTATAATCTCTTGTCTCCTACGTGCAAATTAAGCTTAAATAAGTATTGACAACCTTTTGGATATAAACTATCTTATATGTAATTTAACTAGAAGGAGAGTGACATGAAAACCCAATCATACTTTGATTTCAAATACGAATACTATAAAAGATACCCTGCATCAACATTTAGATTTGGTCAGGCATTCCTTTGCAAGTTTGTTGATGACACCAGAGAGCTAGGCAAGATCTGGAATGAGCCTGATAACAAACTTGCTGAGGAGTTTGTATGGAAGTATATTCAAGACGAAGGTTTAGATTTTAACAATTTGGAGATTATAAATGACTATTAATATACTACATGGTCACTCTAGTCTTACCAAACACAGAGGAGATACATTTGCTTAACTTTAGAAAGATAGTCGATTACAGCCTAGCAGGATTGCTCCTAGGATTATCTATGACATGTAATGCTGGCGACTCTACAAAATATATACATGATTGTAACTATAAAGACAGACAGACACCTTTGACAGCACTTGCTTGCAATATCTACTGGGAAGCCCGTGGAGAATCACTGGCTGGTGCCCAATCTGTAGGATTTGTAACACTTAACAGGGTTGATTCAGGCAGATTCCCCAATGGGATAGTTGATGTTGTATATCAACCTTGGCAATTCAGTTGGCACAAAGATGGTAAGTCTGATAAGGTATATGATAAAGATTCTTGGTTGAAAGTTTTACATATCAGTGTATACTTGCTAGGGATTAAAGATGAAGACTATCATTATGTAGATATTACAGAGGGTAGCTTATTCTATCATAGCAAGAAGGTTAATCCTGTGTGGGCGTGTGAAGAAAATGTTGTGGTGACTATTGACAACCACTTATTTTATAAGTATGATTTGAAGAGATAGAAAGCAAAAATGTGGAGATATTATGTGGTTACTAGATAAATGGCTAAATAAGCTTAGGGTTTGTAATGTTTGTGAGAAAGAATATTGGTATGAATTCGAATATCCTCAAGGTAAAAATAACTACTGTTCGGAGAGTTGTTATCATTTAAGTGAAGAGTGCAAAGTGCACTTGCAAGAGGCAACGAGGAAAGAAAAGGCCAGAGGAGAAAACATGCTTAAAAAGATATTCGATCCCGAAGAGTACAGAGATAAGGGTTTGTTGAAGCATTTAACTGGATTAAAGTATCAAGGTGTCAGTTTAAAAACCTTCTCCAGCCCATTTGTGGAGTTTGTAACTGGAATACTGCACTACCCAGAGGACTTTAAAATATCACTAAAGGCGGACTGCATAAAAACAGGCAATCACCATATAAGCGGAAACCCTTACATAAGTTTGAGAGAAGCTCGTAGGTTGACGAACAATGGAAACGGCTGGTTTCTTCTTAAAGAGGGGGAAACTATTGATGGCATCTCTTTTTCTGAAGAATACCCAGATCATGATATGACTTATGGGGGTTTTTATAAAGAACCTATGACACTAAATGGTTATACACCTAAAGGAGGTGATGTTTTCTGGAGTAACTACAGATACACACTTTTAAAGCATGTCATGGTAGATGATATACGGAATAAGGTGTTTGTCGAAAAACTTCTTGAGAGTGAGTTCATAGGTGCATCAGTTATTATAGAACACATCCCTTCAAGAGATATTACTGAAGTACCTATCAAGACCTCTGACCAACACTATGCAGGCGAAAAAGATTGGTTATCCCAGAAGGAGGTTAATTATCTACTTTCAGATGTACTTGTAGAATACATAGAGGCAGGCTCTGCTTCTCTTTTGTTAAGGAAGATGATAGAAAATCACAGGTCATATATTAAGGAAGATATCTGTCTTTCTTATTTTGAAGAAGAGGTTCTCCTTGAGGCATTCAGACAAAACAGAAAGGCTTCTTCAGATATTATAAAGTTGGTAGGAGGTCGTCTCAAGGAAGTCAGACTCTTAGAAGAAGCTGCTAATTTGGAAAAAGAGAAACTATTAAGAGAGAGTGATAAGAAAAAGAAAGCCATTTATAGAGAATCTAAATTAAACATATACTCTCAATATAAGGCATAGAGGATCTGACCTTTATCCGGAAAATAGCCCAACCAATTACGGTTGGGCAATTATTTTACTTTCTTCCTAGTACCTTTAATATAAAATCTGCAAACCCTTTAACTGGTGTTACAATTATTATATTTATAGTATCTGATGCAACTCTCTTAACAAATTCAAATGTCTTAGCTGGGGTAGGTATTGCCCAACCTGCTAAGAGTGCAAATAATAACAACTCTAATTTAGACATACCTTGAGTTATGTTCTCAATCTTATCTGCTGTATAGTTGGTATCATTTGTGATCTTATCCGCCTCTTGCTTGACCTCAGTTTTTCTATCCTCCACTTTAATGTTGTTCTTCTCCTGCTCATTAGTCTTACCTACTTGGGCACTAACTTCTAAGCTTGGCTTGGCAGGATCGAGAACATCAAGAGGGTTAAGAGAGGCGCAGGAGACAAGGGATAAAAAAGTAGCTACGAGTAGTGGCTTAGTGCTGGTAATAATCTTCATCTGATTCTCACACTTTATGCATTTCTGTCAGACTCACAGACACATTAATCACAGTAAATTTAACTATATTACTCATTTATAAAATCCCCTGAAGGGTTAAAGTGCTGCATAACTTCGCGTAGTGGATCAACTTGCAAAATAACCCACGGTTTTAAACCGCCTTGCATATGTTCGATAATTTCACTAGATGATGATAGCTCAACTATCCCACGCTCCGCATAATCAGATTTTAATTTCCCTGTCTCTGCATCAGCGAATACAAGCACCCTATAGTTTTGCACAAGTGGGGCGTGTGTGAATCGCTCAGCTAGTTCATCCACCCACTGTTCTTGCGGTGTTATTGCGTACATACTCACGGTCTAACCTCCCATTCGTCGCCGGTGTAATTTAGCATAGTTGCGTTAACGCTACCGACTGTTGCAATTTGCGTAGCGCCTTGTGCTTTGTTTGTTAGTGGTATTTCGTTTATGACTGACTGCCCATCAACAACTTGAAAATCAAACATAGCTGCCGCGCATAGAAAGGAAGCACCCTTACTTAATAAAGTGCCTAACGGTCTAGCTGTAGTTATTGTTAACTCAAACTCTGTTATTGTGGTCTGTGCTGCGGTAGTTACACCGCTAACAGCTTCCACGCCGTTAATTTTTGCAGTGCAACCAAAAAACTCATAAATACCGTTTATGAGCCTAAACTGCAAACCGTATGAGGCAGTTGAGATTAATACGCCACCCTCGTATAAACCTAAACACTTAAACTTGATGATTTGGCCGTTAACTAAAGGAATTTCGCTACTCAACTGCCAATACTTTGTCGCTCCATCTGATCTAGCTACCCACTCTGTTTTCAAAGAGTGAATATAGTTATTACTTGATATGTAGCCTGTTGCGGCTTGCTGATAGCTTTTTAAGCTTGTGTACATATAACATCTCCTCAATTGTAAATCTTGTCTTATCTTCCATTGTTGATTAACTCCTCATGGGTTGAGTGTTTGTGGCATAGTCATCTCTTGCTGTCTTCACTGTTGCTTATCTACTTCAGTAAGCACATTACCAGTAGGTATAAGTGTAAGTCCGCCTCCACCCTTTCTGCTTGAATATCCAAGTACCATACCCTTCCTCTATCCTTTCCTAAGCTCTACCCGTAACTGTTACAGCAATATGCGTAGAACCTACTATCGTGTCAAATGTGGGAAATAATTTAGACATAAGGCCATCTGTTGTAATAAATACTGGATTAGCAAGGTCAATCGCTCCCTCGTTTAGTGGGAACTGTTCAAACGTCCCAATAGTACTTGCAGAGAGTGTCACAGAGCCTGTCATATTGTCCTTAGCCACTGCATTGGTTTCTGTTAAAAGTGTTTTAGGGTCGGTCACAATAAGCCCTACGTCACCTGCTGGAACGTTCAAAGGCTGAACTGCTATTGTTAAGTTATTCAGATGTGCATCAACTATAATGGCATCTGGATTTAAGTCACCCACTTCATATATTTTTGTATACTGAGATACAATTGTGTTGGACATATTTCGTCTCCTTGTTTTTTATAATCAAACCACCCTCAGTCAAAAAAAAGGGTGTGGTATCTATCTATAAGTTTATAAATCATCTCTAAAGGCTACAAACTTATCGGCTACAATATTAGCTGTTCCTGAAAACAACTCTGTTCTTGCTGTATCTATTACTCTTGCATAGAAAGAAGTAACCCCTGCTGGTGTTCCTGTTAAATCAAAGTTAACTACTTTAGCCATTAAATGCCCTCCTGTGACATGGCTAATATTCTAGCTGCATGTCTTTCTAATCTACGAGGTGATTGCTTATACAACACAGAGTCTAAGACCTCTCCTGCTGCTAATTGATAATCACCTTCCTCTAAATACTTCAATGTCTGCTTAAACTTTGCTAACCTATTCTCACCCAGTTGGAAAGTCATATTAATAAGTATTAACTTAACCTCGCCTTCTGCCCAAGGATAACGCTTCTCTACATTAGCTTTAGCATATCTATAATCTTTCACAAGCAGCTCAATAGCTTTATGTGATGTGATGCAGCGAGGTAAAGCATCTCTTTCTAAGACTAGATGACCTACACCTATCGTTGCATTTCCTAGGGAGTCTTTGTATTGGCAGAGCCTCAAACCCTCATCATTAAATATCTGAGCTATTTCTTCTCTCTCAATCCTCTGCTCCGTCATACCAGAAATATCCTCATATAACGGCTTTAATTGGGACTGTAAGAAGAAATAACCTAACACCAATACAATCACACTAAGTAATGAATTAATCGTCCTGTGGGCTGTCTGAGAGCGCTCTAGCTTATCATACTCTTCTTTCGTCAGTGACATGTTTACGTATCTCCGTTGTAAGTTCTAATATCGTATATCTGTTCCTCTCTTCTGCCGCCCTTATCTCTCCCATAATCTGAAAAGATCCTTCTTGCGTCTTCTGGGCGAGAGCTGTTAACTCCTCCTTAGTAGCTGTGACATCTTTTTGGAGTATCTCTAATTTAGAATCTACTCCATCAATACGTTGTCCTAGGTGATTATGGGATTGTTCTAATAATGTGACACGTTCCTTTGTATCTCTACAATCATCCTTGTTGTGTGTTACTGATGCTTGAATATCTTTGTGGTTCTCATTTATCTTTACATATAAATCCTTTCGGGCATTAGACAGTTGCTGATTAAACCACCAACTTAAGCCTATACCTGTGACAAGGGCAGAGACAAAAGCCCCTGCTATCCACATAACTAATTTCAAATCATCAAAGTTCATACCTGTTGCTGTTGCCGCTGGCATACTTCGTGACTCCTTTTATTATATCGGTCTAGGGAGATCCAAATCCCCATTATACATCTCAAGCCTAGCTGCAATGTTCTGAGCACTTAAGGATTCAATCTCTAACACATACTCTCTGTTAAGGATATTCATAATTCTATTAGACCCTGTTGCAGTAGAGATATGGCCCTTAGCTTGATTGGAAAGAGAGCCTTCTAATATTAAGTCAGCCCCCCATACTTGTGCCAATGTAAGATCTGGTGCTGTAGGGAGGCTGTATAATTCGAAATCTTTAATACCACCTGTGGCTCTCATATTGTGAACTACATCAGGATCAAGTTCATTTGTAATATTAGAACCTTCTGGCATAATATACATACGACCTATTACACCATCACCTGTGTAGCCTAACACTCTGCTTTTTAAATCAATAGGCCAAGTGTTTCCTAGCTTAATGGCTGAATAATACTTGCCACCTGCTGTTGCACCTACAATCCTTCGAGAAGCTTCCCATTGTGTACCTAACTTTTTGTTAGCTTCATCATAGTACTGTATGGTTTGTGCTCTTTTGCCTGTATACAAGCCATCAGGTGCAGCCTCTCCATATGAGTAACTTCTAGTTATACTAGACATGACTTACCACCTTGGTTATGATATAAAGCCAGTAACTGTGATAGCAACGTGTGTGCAACCTGTTACTGTTGTAAGTGTTGGATACAACTTGAAAATAGGTATACTTAAATTCAAGAATGCAGGGTTCGCTAAATCAATAGTTGGATCTGGGATAGCAAACTTAAGATAACAGTATGGAGGCGTAGCTGTGAAGCTTATTGAACCTGTTGTACCTGTCAATACTGAATTATCCTCAGTTACCAGATCTTGTGAGAGTGGAACTGTGACGCCTGTAAGGTCAAGTGGCTGCACTGTAATAGTGTTGTACCTGAACCTGTGGTCTACAACAATTGGTGCTGGGTTTGCATCATTTGCTGCATATATTTTTGTGAAGCTAAATACTTCTGGAGTACTCATATGGTTTCCTCTTTATTATTATTATTATTCTTGTGGTAAAATCCAATGAATTGGATATTAGGTTTTTACTTTGCCATCAATATTGTCAGCAAGGTTAAAAATAGAAGTTTGTTGAACAGGCACAACTCGCGGAAGTGAAGATAAAACAAGATTATCGGGGAAGTAAGGTTAATCCTCAGCTAATATGGCTTTTATTTATTTATACTAGAGCTTCAGCAACATACACCTCAAACTCATCAGCAACCGCCTTAGCAGTCACTCTCCAAGCTTCATGCTGCTCTTGTTCATCACCGCCATTCATTCGTGCTGCAAACTCACTATCTAAATCAGGATATTTAATCTTAATTATAGATTGAATAACATCGCAGCGTTTGGCTAGAAATAAGACTTTTGCAGAATCATATTGATAGTGAGTTTCATCACCTTCTTCTGTTGGTAATATCTCTTGTTCATTGAAGCAAACTAAAACATGATGTCCCATCATTTCAAACTTATTTCTTTTGGTTGCGGATTGCATTGCAATATCTCCTTTTTATTGTGCTATCTTTTAGAGGCAACACCCATCCAAAGTATGCAGGTATTGACTCAGTTTTGTTATTA